AGAGCTTTGATCTATCCAAAGATGAAAAGGTGGTTGGTGGCACAAGGATGCCCGTTTAAAGGAGAAAAGCATGGCCGTTGGTCGAATTTCCGGTCAGCTCTTGAAGGATAACCTGATCCGTTCCACACTACCAGTGGGCGAACAGAATATTGCCTTTGAGACTGATCTGTTATATATTGATATAATAAATTCTAGGATCGGTATAAAAACTGCCAATCCTCAATATCCTTTAGATGTAAACGGAACCACCAGAACTGTAGATTTAGAAGTCACCAACACTGCCAACATCAGCGATTTGACCTTGACTGGCACTTCAATAACCACCACCAATCCTGTGTTGTCCATTGCTTCACCTGACAAAATTTTGTACAACAATGCCATTGTGGTGGATGATCTTCAAATATCCAACAACCTCATTGAAATAACCACTCTTGACACAGATTTACAGATCAGTGCAAATGGCACAGGTATTGTGGATATTCTCAGTGATGTGGAAGTGACCGGCAATATATATGCCACAGGCAACATCACAGCAGATGGCAATATCACATTGGGAAATCAGGACACTGACAATGTGACCATCAATGCTGACATCAACAGCGATATTATACCCGATGCCACAGACACTTATGATTTAGGCACTGGTGCAAAACGTTGGAATGAAATGTTCGTTTCTGACCTAACTGTGGACAACTTGACAGTGGGCGGCAACATACTGGTGGGTGGATTGGATCTAACTCAAACTCCTGGCAACATCATATATGTGGCCACCAATGGTGATGATGCCAACACCGGCACGCATCAAAATGATCCAGTATTGACCATTCAACAAGCCATCACATTGGCCACTGCAGGAGATTTGATACACATTTATCCAGGCACCTACACAGAAACATTTCCCATCACTGTGCCTGTGGGAGTAACTATCAAAGGCGAATCATTGCGATCAGTGTTTATTCAACCCACTGGTGGCACCATTGACCAGAATGCTTTCATATTGAATGGTGAAACCACTATTGAAGATTTAACAGTGGGCAATTTCCGTTTCAATGCTGGATTAAACAGAGGATATGCTTTTAGATATGCTGCATCATTCACAGTGACCACACGTTCACCCTATATCAAAAACGTGAGTGTGATCACCACAGGTTCTGTGACATCTGGCGCAGATCCCAGAGGATTCAACACTGGTGATGCGGGCAAAGGTGCTTATTTGGATGGCAGTTTGGCCACAGCAGGCAGCAACGAAGCCAGTTGTTTGTTTCAAAATTGCACATTCATAACTCCAGGTGTGGATGCCATCACCATGACCAATGGAGTGAGAGTGGAATGGTTGAATTCATTCACATATTTTGCCAATAGAAGTTTGTATGCAGTGGACGGTGTGTCTGGTTTGAAAGGCACTGGAAAAACACTGCTGAAAGTGGATGGCTTATCAGGACCTGCAGTGATTGCTGGTCAAACCATCACTTACAAAGATGTGGACAATGTTACAGTTTTAGGCACAGGCACCATTGCCACAGTGGATGGAACAAAAATTTATCTCACAGGCAAAGTTGTAGGATTTGAAAATGCCACAGACCGTATAGGTAAAACTGTCACAGCCAACGGTGACGCACAATTGAATGCCACCACAAAAAAATATGGCACAGCCAGTCTTGCTTTAGATGGTACCGGAGATTATGTTACATCATCATCTAATGCTGATTTTACTTTTGGTACTGGTAATTTTACTTTTGAAGGTTGGTTTTATAGAAGTGTGGGATCTGTTCAGGTAAGTTTATTTGATTTTAGATCTGTTGCCACACAAAATGCTCCTTGGCTTTTTATAACATCTGGAGGGACTCTTGCTTATTATGTTAATGGTGCCACAAGAATATCTGGAGCTGGTGGAATAACTCCTGGTAGTTGGCATCATGTTGCTGTATCTAGATCAGGCACCAGCACTAAAATGTTTGTAAATGGTTCTCAAATAGGTTCTACTTGGACCGACAATACAGACTATATTCAAAGTCCGTTAACCATAGGAGCAAGATACACAGGAGCTATTGAATTTTTTAATGGCTATGTTGATGATGTAAGAATTATCAAAGGGGCTGCCATATACACTGGTGCGTTTGTGGCTCCCACCACTCAGTTGACTGCTACTCCCAACACTGTGTTGTTGTTAAACTTTGATGGCATTAATGGATCAACCACATTTGAAGACACCACCGACGGTGCTCAATATATCAGTTTCTCTGGAGGAGCCACTGCCACCAGTTTTGTTAATGTGGACTACACAGACTTTGGCGCAGAAGTGAGAAGCATAGCATCTGCTTCTATCTATGGCAATTACGGAGCATACGGTTCTGGAGCAGGAGTATTGATGTATTTGATTGGACACAATTTTGCCTACATTGGTTCAGGCAAAGAAGTGGACAATGATCCATCCACGGCCATACAGGTCAACGAAGTGATAGAATTATCCAACGCAAGAATATTTTACAGTTCAGTGGATCACAAAGGTGATTTCCGAGTGGGAGATTTATTCTATGTGAATCAAGCAGACGGTACAGTAACGTTCACTTCTGCTTTCACCAACATTGCTTCCAGCAGCACATTAACTTTCACTTCTGGTGGACATACCACTATCATTGATGGATCTTATATTCAACAAGACAATGTGAAATTAAGCGGCAACACCATTGAAAGTACCACAGGAGCATTGAATTTGGATGCAGACAATGGACAGATCAATCTATTGGACAATGTGAGCATCACAGGCGACTTGGATGTCACAGGAGATGTCAGCATTGGTGGAAATATTACCATTGGTGATCAAACCACTGACACTTTGAGCATTGTGGCAGCTATTACCAGCGACATCATTCCACAAACCACTAACACATACAATCTAGGCAGTGCAGCTAAAAATTGGAACACTGTGTACAGTTCCACTATCAATGTGGATGGCAACATCAGAATTGAAAATAATTTAATTACCACACAGACCACCAATTCAAATCTACAATTGAGTGGTGCTGGCACAGGCAGTGTAGAGATAGAAAATTTTAGAATCAACGACAACACCATCACCAACACCACTGGTGATATGACCTTTACTCCAGCCACAGGTGTTACTGTGTTCACAGGCACAGGCAGTGTGAGATTGCCAGCTGGTGGTGATGCTGCCAGACCTATCACACCCACTGCGGGCATGATCAGATACAACACTGATTCAAATCTATTTGAAGGTTATGATGGCAGTTGGACTGTGCTGCAAGGTGTGTATGACTTGGATCGCAACACTTATATCACTCCAGAATTAACTCCTGGAGCCAATGACAATACCATAAGATTTTACAGCAACAGTGCTTTGGTGGCAGATGTCAACAGCACCAGATTTGATGTGAACACATTACAAGTGGACAGCATCACCATATCAGGCAACACATTGACCACCACAGGTACTAATCAAGATTTGATATTGAATGCCAACGGCACAGGCATCATTAGAATTGAAAATTTAAATTTTCAAACCAACACCATTACCAACTATGTGACTGATGCGCCCATCATATTTGAAACCACCGGCAATGGTTATGTGGATTTGAGTCAGGCAGGCGGAGTGCGTATACCTTATGGATTGTCTGCACAGAAACCCACTGCTCCTGTGATAGGATTGATGAGATACAATCAAGATGATTTGTATGTGGAAATTTATGACGGTGCAAACTGGGTGTCTGTGGCAGGATCAGGCGGTGCTGTAACACTCACACAGGCAGAGCAATTTGCAGTAGAATATGCACTTACTTTAGGATAAAACATATGACACAAACGGTTAAATACACACAGAAATAGGACACAAATCACATGGCAACAGCGTTCAAAAACAAGATTATCAGTGCAGTAGGCACCAGTCCTGTGAAGATATATGAAGGTCCTGTGGGAGTGGAAACCACTGTGATTGGGCTCAGTTTGGCCAATATCACTGCAGGCATAATCACTGCCAGTGTGTTTGTGCAGGATGACACCAGTGCTCAAGCATTTTACATAAAAAACGCACAGATATCACCAGCATCGTCATTGAGAGTGGTGGTGAGCGGAGAAAAATTAATCATACCAGCTGAATATGATCTGTTTGTGGAGAGCAACACCTCAGCAGCAGTGGATGTGGTAATGAGCTATGTGGAGATAACATAATATGCAATACATCGGTCAAACAGTTGCCAACACCATTAAAACTCACAAGGATAGATATTTCTATGGCCTGCGCAGAACTGATGCAGGTGAATTGTATCTGGCCAAAGTGGATCAAACAATACCAGGTGACAGTGTGACCATCAACAATCCAGGATTGGCATCTGCCAACTATGAGGAATGGGCTGAAGGACAAGATTTTTTTGATGGTAGAGATGTGAATCACGATAAAATTTATACCAATTTAAAATATGAGCAGTACAGATGGGATGATGTCAACTTGTATTACTATATCAATGCCGAAGGTGAATTGGTGGTGCGAATCAATCATCCTATTGATATGGAAAATCCAGGAGCAGCAGCCAGCGCTTACACTTATCCCAATGTGAGCGAAATACCTCTGTTCACAGGAGCTTCTATCAAATGGGATCAAGATTCAATCACTTTTGACAACAATGAATCCACATGGGACAGAACTTAAAAGGTATATTTGTATTATGGTAAATATTAACAAACACAATCAAGGACACACATGGTAAAACAGATAATCAATGATGGCGTAATACCCAATGATGGTCAGGGAGATAATCTTAGAGCCGGAGCTATCAAAATCAATTCAAATTTTGACGAAATTTACTCAGCCTTGGGCAACGGAATCAGTCTAAC